ATGGTCCAGGTGCAGTTCCGCTAATGGCCTACTCCGCCAAAATCCTCCCGCATCCGGCGACCGTCAACCGGGCCTACGAGGGCGCCGGGGCGTACTCCGCCCTCACCTCCTGGACCTCCTTCTCCACCCCGCCGGACGTCGACATCCATGCGGCCCTGCGCGCCTTGCGGGCCCGCTCGCGGGAGTCCGCGCAGAACGATGACCACATGGCGTACTTCCTCACGCTGGTGGAATCCAACGTCATCGGGCTGCAAGGGATCGCCGTCCAAGCCCGGCCCAAACTCCTGCGCGGGACACTGGATAAAAAGCTCGCCGCCAGGATCGAGCTCGAATGGACCCGCCAATGCCGGCGCGGCGCGTGGGATAGCACCGGCCAGCTGAGCCGCACGGCGTTCGACCAACTGGGCGTGCGTACCACCGCCCAAGACGGCGAAGTCCTGATCCGCATCCATGAGGGCGACGCGGAGTCCCCGACCGGATTCAGCGTGGAGCTGATCGACGCGGAGACCCTGGACATCGACTACAACGCCGTCCTGCCCAACGGCAACGTCGTGCGCATGGGTGTCGAGATGACCCGCCGCCGGCGCCCGGTCGCGTACTGGCTGTTCGCCGAGCCGGCCAACCCCTGGGCCGGCTACGGCTCCAGCTACAGTGCCAGCCAGCGCACCCGCGTCCCGGCCGACGAAGTCATCCATGTCTACCTGCCCCATTGGGTGTGGGGCTCGCGCGGCGTGCCCTGGGCGCGCACCGCGTTGCGCCGCATGAAAATGCTCTCGGGCTATGAAGAGGCCGCCATCACCGCCGCGCGCATGGCCGCCGCCAAGGGCGCCAAGTACGTGGCCAGCCCCGATGCCGACCCGCGCCAATCCATGAACGGCGCGCCCGGACCGGATGGCCGGTTTGCGCAAGAGGTCGAACCCGGGCAGATCGAACAAGTGCCCTGGGGCTGGGACCTTCAGGCGTTGGATTGGGCGTGGCCCAATACCGAGCATGGGGAGTTTTGCAGCGCGGCTCTGCGCGGTATCGCGTGCGGGCTCGGGATCGACTTCGCTTCCATCTCCAACGACCTGCGCGAGGCCAATTATTCCTCTATGCGCCATGGGGCGCTGAATTCCCGCGACCTCTGGATGCGGCTCCAGGGATGGTGGATCGAATGGGTCTCGGAACCCATCTATCGGCGTTGGATCGCCTATGCCATTCGCACCGGTCGCATTGCCCAAGCCAACGGCCTGACCCTCTCGCTGGATCGGATCGAGGCCATGAGCGAGGCCATCTACCAAGGGCGTCGCTGGCCCTGGGTCGATCCCCTCAAAGACCTCCAAGCCTCCCAACTGGCCGTCAACCTGCGCACCCGATCCATTAGCTCCATCATCCGGGAAAGCGGTTTGGAGCCGGACGAGGTGTGGACGGAGTTGGCCGAAGACTTCGAGACCCTCGCCCGCCTGAAGATTTCGCCGGTCGCCGCGGCCGATCCGCCCGCCCCGTCCGGCTCCCCGGATGCGTCCGAAGACCCCGAGGCCCCCGCCGCGAGCACCGACCCCCAGGACCCCGAGGAGGCCCCGACCGATGCCTGAAACCGCCCCACGCCTGGCCGCCTTGCGCGAGCACGAGCCCCGCATCCCGTTACAGATCGACCGCGCGGCGGCCGATTCCGCCGCGCTGGAAATCCCCTGTTCGTTCGCCTCCGACACCATCGTTGAGGATTCCTGGAACGGGCCGATGCAGCTCTCCATGGACCCGAGCGCGATCGACCTCGCCGAAGCGCAGACCCGCGGTATCCCGGTGCAGGAGATGCACGCCCGCAACATTCCCGTCGGGCGCGTCGTCGGTGTGCGCCTGGAGTCCGGGCGCTTGCTCGGCACCATCCGCTTCTCCCGCTCGGAGCGCGGCAAGCAGCTCTATCAGGACTGTGTGGACGGCATCATCACCGACACCAGCGTTGGGGCCGTCATCACCGCTGTGCGCGAAGAATCGAGCCATCTCGTCGCCTTGCGCTGGAAACCGCGCGAAGTTTCTTTAGTCGACCGCGGCGCCGACCCGACGGTTGGCATCGCCCGTGCCGCGGACCCCGCGGCCCCACCCACCGGAGTGAATCCCATGCCCGAGCCGACCCCGGCCGCCGAATCCGAAGGTTCGGCTGGCACTCTTCCCCCCGTTGCCGCCACCGCCGGCGGGTCCGACGGCCAGCGTAGCGTCAACATCATGGAGCTCGCCCGCTATGCCCAGGGCCGTGCCCCGGAGCTGGGGATCGAGCGCCTAGCCCAAGACTACATCCAGTTCGGCCAGCCGTTCGAAGAATTCCGCGGCAAGGTCTGGTCCCTTCTCTCCGAGCGCAAAGCCAAGGAGCCGAGCCTGGCCTATCCCGATCCGGCCGCGCAAATCGGCCTGAGCCCGCGGGAATCCAAGCAATTCTCCATCGTGCGCGCCTGCAACGCGGCCTTGACCGGCGACTGGAAAAAGGCCGGCTTCGAGCTGGAAGCCTCCCGCGCGGTCGCCGACCGCCTCGGTCGCGCCCCGCGGGGATTCTTCGTCCCCCTGGAAGTCCAGGCCGATATCGGACGCGCGGCCATCATTCAGCGCGCGGAGACCCTGAGCGCGGGCAACCCCACCTATGGCGGCTTCCTGGTTGGCACCGATCACCGACCGGACCTCTTTATCGACGCGCTGAGGTCCACCTCCGTCGCCATGACCGCGGGCGTGCGCACCCTCACCGGATTGGTTGGGAATCTCAGCATCCCCAAGAAAACCAGCGTCGGGACCTTCTCCTGGATCAGCGAAGGCGAGGATGCGCCCGATACCGACATCCAATTCGGCGCGGTCGCCATGTCCCCGCGCACCATTGCGGGCGGCATCGCCATGACCCGCCGGTTGCTTCAGCAATCGAGCCCGTCCGTCGAAGCCTTGGTCCGTATGGACCTGGTGGACGGTTGCGCCCTGGCGTTGGATCTCGCGATCTTCGAAGGCGACGGCGTCAAGGCCCCGCGCGGCATCGTCAACCATCCGTCAATCAATACCGTCTCGGTCACCACCGACGGCACCCCCACGTGGGCCGAAGTCGTCCAACTGGAAACCGAGATCGAGACCGACAACGCCCTTGTCGGTGCGCTCGGCTACATCACCACCCCGGCCGTCGTGGGCAAAATGAAGGTCACCCCCAAGGCGACCAACCAGGCCATCTTCATCATGGACGACAACGGCAGTGTGAATGGCTACCCGGTGCGCCGTACCACGCAATTGAGTACCAACGCCCTGCTCTTCGGAGATTGGTCGCAGATCCTTGTCGGCTATTGGGGCGTATTGGACATCAAGCCCGACGAAGCGAAATTAGCTGCATCCGGCGGATTGGTCATTCGGGCATTCCAGGATGCCGATGTGGCAGTGCGCCATGGCGAGAGCTTTGCGAAGGCGACCTAATAACCTCGCCCGGCCAATCGGCCGGGTACGGAATGAAATACCCCGGAGCACATCATGCAGCACGGTTTTCTGTCTCAGCACATTAAAATCAGCGTCGGGCTAGCCTACGGCACCGGCAACGCCGACCGTGAAGGCGGCGTGATCGACATGGCCGGGTGGGACGGACTTCTCGTCATCGCCCAATTCGGTGCCGTCGCGACCGGCGGCGTCAATTCCATCAAGATGCAACAGGGTACCAACGGCACCGTCACCGATGCCGCCGACCTGGCCGCGACCAAGGTCGCCGTCGCAGACGATGACGACAGCAAAATCAAATACATCGACATCTACCAGCCGCGCGAGCGCTACCTGCGGGCCGTGGTCGACAAAGACGCCACCAACGCCTGCGCGGAGACGGTGACCTATATCCAGTACCGCAGCCGCGAGCTGCCCGCGACCCATGGCACCGGCGTCGCGGGCGAGGCGCACCTGGCGCCGGCGGAAGGCACCGCGTAAGACCGGACCGTGAGCGCCCTCTCCCGCCAAGCCAGACTCTCCCGCGCCACGGTGTCCCCCACCCGCGGCGGGGGCGAGGCCGTGTTTCTCCCGGGAGCGCAAGAGCCGGTCTACGGCGAGTTCGAGCCCATCGGAGATCCGGCGGGCGGCGGCGGATGGGGCTCGGAAGTGGACCTGATCGGGCGCTTAACCAGCCAACCCAACCCAACCCTTTGGTTGCAAGACACAGACGCGGCGGGCGTGGCCGAAGGGTCCGAGGTCCAGATCCGCGCGACCGCTTACCGCATCGTCCGGATGGACCCGGACGGCGCCGGACTGACCCGGTGCGAACTCATGCCGGCCAGCGTGAGCGCGGCGGGCGAGACGGACCGGTACCGCTGACATGCCAGCGCCCGACCGCGAAATCATCCGCATCGACACCCAGGGGACCCTCGCCGAGGTCCTCGCGCGGTTCGAGCGGGCGCCCGAAGGCATCGCCCGGGCCCAACGCCGGGCGGCCAAGAAACTGGAGACCTACGCCCGGCGCCAGGTGCTGCGAGCGGCCTCCCAAGCCAGCGGGGCGACCCAGAAAGTCCTGCTGGCATTGATCCGATTCCGTGCCTCCCGGGTGGGCGACATGGGCCTCTCCATCTGGGTCGGAACCAACCCCATCAAATTGCACCACCTTGGAACCGTGTCCTGGACCCAGCGGAAAAAGAACGAGCGTACGGGGAAATGGAAAATGACCAAAGGCGCCCGGGTTGGGCGCAAGGTCTACCCCGGAACCTGGTCCTGGGGTCGCGGCAAGACCGGCCCGGCCGTCATGGAGCGGACCGGCGACACCCGTCTGCCGATCGATGTGGTTCGCGTCGATATCCACGACGCCATCCGGACAAAAATCGACGCGATCATTCCCGAGATCGCCGCGCGTTATGAAACCCTCCTCGCCCAGGAGCTGCGTTATGCGCTCGAACTG